TGGGACAGCAGATAACGAAACTCATTTTAATATACCTACACCAGGAATATTATGTGACAATGGTTTACAGGTAACTTATACTTTGGATAATATAGATCAGATGAACATCCTGTATAATGGATAGGGGTTTAGATGGCGAACACTACTTCTGGAGCTTATACTTTTGATAAAACCTTCGCAATTGATGATATCATCGAAGATGCATACGAACGTATTGGCCTACAAGGAACATCTGGCTATCAATTAAAAACTGCAAAAAGATCCCTTAATTTATTATTTTCAGAATGGGGTAATAGAGAACTACATTATTGGGAAATTGCAAATCAAAGTGTTCCATTAATTAATGGAGTAAACACATACACCTTTTTTAGAACTACAGCTGATGGCACTCAAACAAGCAGAGTAAGCACAACCTTATCTGCCGCTATTTCATCTGCGTCAGCAACAACTGGAATAACTTTAACATCAGTTGCTAACTTACCTACATTAGGTTTATTATTAGTTGGCACAGAACAAATATCTTATACAGGTCTTTCATCTACAGAATTAACAGGAGTTGTAAGAGGAGCTAACGGAACAACTGCTGCTACACACAGTAATGGCGCAACAGTCAATCAATTTGTAAGTGGTATGGATGATATATTAGAAGCTAATTATAGAAATTCTTCTAGTGTTGATTCACCTTTAACAAAAGTAAGTAGATCACAATATCAAGCATTTTCTAATAAAACAGACACGGGTACACCTACATCATATTTTGTAGAAAGATTTATTGATAGAGTTACTATGACTATCTATTTAACACCAGGTGCTTCTGAAGCTGGTAATCACATTAATTTTTATTATCAAAAAAGAATACAGGATGCTGGAGAGGCGTATACAAATGCAGCAGATGTACCTTATAGATTTGCACCTTGTATGACAGCAGGTTTAGCATTTTATTTATCACAAAAATATGCACCACAAAGATCTCAAGAATTAAAACTTTATTATGAGGACGAATTAAAAAGAGCGTTAGCAGAAGATGGGTCTTCTTCTAGTACCTTTATAGCTCCTAAAACTTATTACCCAGGAACATAATGGCATCATACGCACAAGGTAAATACGCATTAGCCATATCAGATAGATCGGGACAAGTTTTTCCCTATAGAGAAATGGTAAGAGAATGGAATGGCGCGTGGGTGCACACATCTGAATATGAACCTAAACAACCACAATTAGAACCAAAACCAATTAGTGCTGATCCTCAAGGTTTATGGAGAGCAAGACCGGCAAGAGTAGCTCTACCTACACCAGCTGTTCTAAACCTTAATCCTATTGCAACAAATGGAACTACGACAGTAACTATTACTCAAGATAGACATCAAAGAAAAACAGGAGATTTTGTAAGACTTTATGATGTAAAAGAATCTGTTGGAGGTTTAAGTATTGCTGAATTAGAATTATCTACAACATTAGCTACGGCTATAAATGCTACAGACACTACAATTGTATTGGCTGATACAACTAAATTCCCTTCTTCAGGATTTATTTGTATTATATCGTCTGATCCTACAACAAATTTAGATACAACAGAAACCATTAAATATACTGCGAACAATACAGGCACAGGCACGTTAACTGGTGTTACTAGAGGATCTGCTGCACCGTCATATGGTAAAACACCTGTGGCCACAACTGCTGCAGCTCATGCTGTAGGAGATAAAGTTTTTGGATCTAGAGAAATAACTATTGTAGAACAAAGTTTTATAAACGACGCTAACGCTACAGAGACGTATAGCAATAAATTTACTTTTGTGGTAAATTCTACACCATCCACACAAACAGGCGGCGGATATTTTGTATTTGGAGGACCAGTAAACGATAGAGCTTAATTATGTCAGGAATTAGTTATAACACTTTAGTATCACAAATTAGAAACTACACAGAAGTAGATTCTAATGTTTTAACCACAGATATTTTAGAAAACATTATTTTAAATGCACAGCAAAGGATATTCTATGATGTGCCGATAGATGCCGATAGACATGTACAAGAAGGTACTCTGTCTGCAGGCAACAACTCTATAAATGCTCCAGCAGGAGCTTTGTTTATTAGAGGCATAGAAGTATTTAACTCTACAACTGCCACAACAGGCCCTGGTCAATGGTTAGAGAAAAAAGATCAAACGTATCTAGCTGAGTATATAAATAGAACTACAGGACCAGAAGGCGGTGTAGATGGAAAGACTGTAACAGGACTACCTAAATACTACGCTATGTTTGGTGGTGCTACAGGTTTAAGTGATACTACATCTGGAGCTATGTATTTAGCTCCTACACCAGATCTAGCCTACAAATTTAGAGTATATTACAATAAAATTCCTGTATTATTAGAGTCTAGTAATCAGACTAATTACATTAGTTTAAACTTCCCACAAGGTTTATTATATGCGTGTTTAGCAGAGACTTATGGCTTTTTAAAAGGGCCTGTAGATATGTTGACATTATATGAGGGAAAGTATAAACAAGAGATACAGAAATTTGCGGGAGCGCAAATAGGTAGACGTAGACGAGACGATTATACGGATGGAACAGTTAGAATTCCAGTCAAGTCACCGACACCATAAGAGGATAAAATATTATGACTATAACATCGGCAATAGCTAACAGTTTCAAAGTAGAAATTTTACAAGGTGGACATAACTTTAACGATTCAAGTGGTGCACCTACAGGTAACACATTTAAAATAGCTTTATATTCAAGTGACTCAGCGTCTTTAAGTAAATCAACAACTGCTTACACTGCACCTGCAGATGCAACTGCTGATCCAACAAACACATACGAAGTTACACAAACATCTTCTGGTTACACAGCAGGAGGAAAATCTTTAACTCCAAGTGCAGATCCAGTTTTATCTGGTGACACAGCATGTGTTAAATTTAACGATATTTCTTGGACATCAGCTTCTTTTACAGCAAGAGGTTGTTTAATTTACAATTCAACAGCAGTTACAGGATTTACAACAAACAGAGCAGTTTGTGCTGTAAATTTTGGTGCTGATAAAACTGTAACTAGCGGAACTTTCACGGTTCAATTCCCAGCTCAGACAGCAGGCAACGCAATCGTTCAGATAGCTTAGGAGGGTTACCATGCCCGATGTATCTTCAGGATGGGGTCGACTTACCTGGGGTCAAGCCAATTGGAACGAAGCCACTACATTAAAAACAGGATGGGGAGCTAAATCTTGGGGAGATGGTGAGTGGGGTGAACTTAAAAACGAAACCATTACACTTACAGGATTATCTTCAACAACATCTGTTGGTGCATTAGAAATAGAATTACGACCTGGTTGGGGTACATTATCTTGGGGTATTAATGGTTGGGGTTCTGTAGAAGAAGCTAACGAAACATTACCAGCATTTGCATTAACATCAACGGTAGGATCTTTAACAGTAGACGATCAAGCAATGGGTCTTACAGGTCTATCTGCAACAAGTGCAATAGGTTCTTTATCTGTTATTGGAAGTGTATCATTAACATTATCAGGTTTAGGTTTAGTATCTTCATTTGGTTTATTATCTGTTGATGATCACTCAGTAGGTTTATCTGGTCAATCTGCAAGCACATCTTTAGGAACTCCTACAGCCACTCCAGAAACTCAAACAACGTTATCTGGGCTTTCAATAACAGGCGCAGTTGGTGAAATTGAAATAACATCAAATTTAATATTAGATATAACAGGTGTATCTGCAACTTCTGCAGTAGGAAGTATTTCACCAGCAGATGTAATGGGCTTAACAGGTTTATCATCAACATCTGCTATTGGTTCTTTGACTACGGTTCAAGTAACTAATGCAAGTCTTGCAGGATTAGGTTTATCATTAACTGCAGAAGTAGGGGCATTTAACGCTATTTTAGGATACAAAGATATCGATCCTATATTGACGGCTAGTTATTCTGATGTTACTAGAACGTCAGGAGCAAGTTATTCTGATGTAACTAGAACATCTGGCGCTGGTTATACGGATGTTGACAGTGTGGGCTAGATGAAATATATATTGACAATATAACTTCGAATAGGAGATAAGACGAAATATGGCATCAACGTATACACCTCTCGGTATAGAAAAAATGGCTACTGGCGAGAATGCCGGTACATGGGGAACAAAAACAAATACTAACTTAGAGATCATTGAACAAATATCGGGTGGCTATAAAGTACAGACTTTAAATGCTGGTGGAGCAGGAGCTAATACTACAGCAGTAACTCAATCAGATGGAGCAACAGGTTCTACTGTTGCAACAAGGGTAATTATTTTAGGTGCAGAATCTCCACAAACAATATCTGGAAATAAAATTATAACTTTTCCAGTTCTTACAGAAAATTTCTATTTAATGAAGAACAGCACGTCAGGTTCTTACACAGTACAATTAAAAGCAGCTTCCGGATCAGGCGCGACAGTAACATGGGCAACAGATGACAAAGGTTGGAAGCTAGTTTATTTTGATGGCGTATCAACAAACACAGGTGTTTATGATGTAGGTTTTGGAGCAGCAACTTCTCCAGGTGGATCAAATACACAAGTACAATTTAATAACTCCGGAGCTTTTGGCGGAGATGCAGACCTAATATGGACTGCAGGAACAGGTTTAATAATTAATTCACAGAAAGAACTAAGATTGGCAGACTCTGACGACTCAGCTTACATCGGACAGAAAGCTGCCGGCACCACTACTTCATACACAATAACTTGGCCAGCTGCAGTAGCAGGTGGTAATGGTTATGTATTGAAGTCAACAACTGCTGGTGTTTTATCTTGGGCCGAAGAAAGCGCAGGCGGAACATCATGGCAAGCAATTAAGACGGGCACCTATACAGCGTCTGCAGGAGAAGGTGTTTTTGCTAATACAACGTCCTCAGCATTTACAGTAAATTTACCATCATCACCTTCATTAGGCGATGAGGTAACCATTGTAGATTATGCTGGAACGTTTGACACAAATAATTTAACGGTAGGAAGAAATTCTCAACCTATCATGGGAACAGCCGCGGATTTAACTGTAAGCATAGAAAGAGCAGGCTTAACTCTTGTATATGTTGACGGTACTCAAGGTTGGCTGCTCAAGGATAAATAATCCATGGCTGGCTATAAAGAAATAAAAGGATTTGACGTTCAGTCAAAATCAGTAGACCCCACACCTTACGCACAAGCATTATCTGATAATCCGTATGGAGGAGTTTGGTCTAGTGGTGGTAGCATGGGTACTGCTCGGTACACTCATGGTGGAACTGGAACACTAACGGCAGGTCTTGCCTTTGGTGGTGATCCTGGTGATATATCTAATTGTGAAACTTATGATGGTTCAGCTTGGGCAGAAGTAAATAATTTAAACACAGGAAGAAATGGTCTTTTTGGAATTGGAACTCAAACAGCATCTTTAGGATTTGGGGGTACAGATGGATCTAACACAGCTAAAACAGAAAGTTGGAATGGTTCTAATTGGACTGAAGTAAACGACATGAATACTG